ACATTCCCACGATAGTTGCCAAGTCTGAAGCTCCCATTGGTGAAAAGGAAACCTGTATTTTAGGAAAGACACCAACAAAATCAGCCTGTAGCTCTCCCGCCATTGTCCTCTCTGCACTTCCCCAAAGCTTAGCTCTCAAAGGTTTATATTCCTTAATATTCGGAACTGTTGTACCATTGATTTTTAGTAATGTAGTTATTGCCATCTTATATTCTTAACAATTTAGAATTACCTGCCAATCCTCTCTCGTTTAGGTAGTCTATAAATCCTCTGTATAGGTCTTTCTCTCCAAGCTTAACTGTTAAATTCACTCCTTGTCCATCTCCACCACCATTTTCTCTAATTGCTTCTGCAAGTTCTTTAATAAATCCTGTATTGTTTTGTAGTGGAATTACGGCTTCTCTACCTGCTTCTCCTAGTATTGCAACCGTAGGATTTTCAATTATTCCACCCTGTGCAAGATATGGTATTTTAGGTGCATATATAGTGGGCAACCACCCAAAAGGTTGTAATCCTGCTATTTTAGTATTCCTAATTGTTCTCAAAGCACCGTTTATGGCATTAAATGGAATGCTTACCACAGTATTTATACCTTTTATTAAACTGTTTACAACACTCCTGAAAGCATTAAATATCCCATCTGTAATACCCCTAAATACAGAACCACCCGCACTAAATATATCTTTGACTTTTTTCCAAGCCTTACTAAAGATATCCCCAAACCAATTAGCGACATTGCTGAAAGGTCTTTTAATGCCTTCCCAAGCATCAGTCGCACTATTCTTCAGGTTGTTCCATAGGTTTGTAAAGGAATTACTAATTGGTGTTATGACTTTCTCGTTAAACCAAGTTGCCACTGTTTCCCAAGTTCCTGTGATCCAATCTTTTATTTTGGTAAATATCTCCACAACACAGTTCCAAACACCAGTCAGTGCATTTCTCACCACCTCTGGTTGCTGATCCCACAATCTCTTGAAGTATCCTAATATATCTTCCCACAGTTTTGTGAAGAAATTCTTAATATCTTCCCACATCATCTTTACTGTCCCGTCAAAGTCTATAAACAGTCCTATAATATTACCTATGATCCAACCAATGAAAGTCGCAATACCGTCTATAACCTTAATCACACCGTTAATTGTCTTTATCACGGCGGTAATTGCCCCTACAAGCACCGTACCTATAATAACTGCTATAGCCCCAAGTACTTGACCAATAGCCCCAAGTACTTGACCAAGAGTTTTGATGACATCTGATTCCCCCATAGTTCCCATAAGCTCTTCCCATTGATACTTTAGTTCGCTTAGTACTGGTTTCATAACTAGATTCCAGGTATCTACTATGGGTTTGAAGAACTCCTCAAATTTCTTTTTAATAGGATCCATCTTTTCAGCGACCTTATTCTTTATTCCCTCTATTACCTTATCTACTTCTGCTCCGAAGTTCTCAAATATTCCTGGTGTAGTGGGTGATGTTGCAGAAACCCCTCCACCCCCAGCGGTTTCTGGCTCTTTTAACACATTCATCTCGTCAAACCCAGCAAGACCCCTCAATTCTTTATTAAGCTTACTTGCACTACCGCTTGCACTTTCCATAGCATCGGTTTGACCATCTATAGAATCCTCTGCCTCTCCTGATGCTTTAGCGACCTTTATTTGTATGTTCTTTAGGCTTTCAAATACACTTCCAATTATAGGTATTTTACTCATGAAGCTAGCTATTGTTTCAGCTACATAAACAACCCAACCAGCCACTTTTGTAGCCCAAGCCTTAATGACTGCTTCGTTTTGTTTTACAAAGTCTCTCACATTCTGGACGAATTTTAGTATTGCAGTCGTAGCTGATGCCCAAATAGGCTCTAACATAGTCCCAAGCTCTTCAAATACAGATTTCATCGTATCTGTTATGGAGTCCATCATCTTACCAGAAGTGGTGTAGGAGTCTGCATATGCTCCAAAGGCTTTTGTTCCTTCTCTCACAACAAGGTTTAATCTTGCTTGTGCTTCCTCCTGTGCAGTCAGTTCATTTCTGCTTTTGTCTATAGTCTTTGCATACATTCTGTACTCAGTTCCTAGGTTTCCGATGGCGATCATTCCTTCAACTGATTGTGTTCTTCCTGTATTTATAAACTCTGTTATATCTGAGATTGCTTCTCCAGAGGATTTACCAGCGACTGCACCCAAATCTTTCATTGTCAAAACTAAGGAATTGATTCCCTTGGCTGTCTTTCCTGTTCTAGCATCAACACCCTCTAAGCCTTTAGCCATTTGTATCAATCCAGTTCTTGCGAGTGAGGAAATAACTTTTTCTGCTTTCAATCCATAAGTATTTGCATCTGCAAGGGAATCTCTTAGACCATCCAGCTCTTTTTGTGTTATTCCGATGTTTTTACCGAGGGTATTAGTCGCTATTCTCATTCTAGTTAGTTGTGATCCTGATGTCATAAGGGTTTTTCCGAGGTTAAAGACGGCACCTACTATTCTCTTTACTACCTGGACGACCTTCTCAAATACTTTTATCAATACTTGAGCAATAAGGCTGGCTTTTGTCATTGCACCCGTCATATTCTTGCCCATACCCGTGCTTACACCGTCAACAGACTCTTTAACACCTGCGATACTATCTTCAATACTCTTCAATTGTTTATCAAATTGCTCCTGATTGGCTGTGAATATTAACTCCAGTCTCTCAAGTGTTTTCTTCGTGCTTGCCATCTTTTATGACTCCTCCCAATTTATATGTCATTGATTCAGCAACTTTCTCCATTTCGATTGCAGTCATCACTTTATCTTCCTCCCCTTTAAGCTCTTTTGCTAGGTATGGTTCTCTCGGGAATTTCTTTGGATCGTTTACACCTATAGCAATATAACGAGCAAGGTTATAGTTCTGCATATCCTGTTCTATAGCTCTTTCCTTTGCTTTGTCCTGGTACACTTTTATGTACTTTTCAAACTGAGCAGGATCTATTTTGTTCCAGTAGGTATCTAAATCCAGTCCTATTTTAAGGGCTAGTTCTTCTCCTCTTTCCCAGGCTTCCCAGAAGTACTCTTTTCTTCCTTCTCTTCTAATACTGGAGCCTCTTTCTCTTTGATCCACTTCGCTTCCTTGTACATTGTCGGCATCTCCTCCGCTATTCCCTTCGGAGACAAACCTTTTTTTAATAGTATCTCCATAAGTTCATAATACAAGGCGAACATATCTCCTTGTTCCTCTAAGTACTTTGCTATCCAGTGATCAGTTTGGGTCTCATCAAATCTAAAACCCCTTTGTATCAATGTGAAAACTGTAGTCATAGAATAGTTTCCGACTAGCTCCACTATTGACTTCTTACTCACTTGTTCGATTTCTTTCACCGTTCTTGGTGTGAATTGTATGTCGAGTAATTCCATTTTATTTTATATTAAATTTAATACAGGGGGTGCTTTTATCACACCCCCAATTTCCCATTAAACACTAGGTGTTGCTTTAGTAAATTCAGGAATACCTGAAATTCTTAAAGAACCAGTGAAGCCTCTAACGCCATTTACTTCACTTTCAGCCTCTTTGAACATTTTTACATAAGCCTCAAACTCCCACTTGGATCCTGAAGGGAATACCAGTGTGAAGTCTTCTACAGCCTGGCTTTGTACTAATGCATATAAAGCTTCTAGGTCTGTTTCGTGGTCATCGTCTGTATAACCAGAGAATGTTAGTTCTCCAGCATCTAAACCACCTCCGATGAAGACTTTTCCATCATCATCTAAAGTTGTGACCTCGATTTCCTCAGCTTCGAGACCTAATTCACCGATATTGGTAAGGTTTCTTATTACCAAATCAGTTGACTCACTCCCAGATTTGATTTTTGTTAGGACTACTCCTAAACTTCTTCTTTTTGACATTTTAATTAGCCAATAAAATTAAATCTTGTAGTGATGTGCTTCAGATTTTCATCATCGACTTCACTACTTAAGTCTAACATAAAATTATTTTCTCGCATATCCCCTTCTAGCAGGTCTAGTATCTCAGTAGCCTCAAGCATGGTTTCAGCCCATATATCTACCACAATATCGATGTCCTGGTATGCGATCTCCTTACTTAAATCTAACTCTATTCCGTTGTTTTCAACGAAGTAGGTCATGCAAGGAGGGTTTTCTATTACCTCGGGTCTGTTAGGGTACACCGAGACTCCTGTTTTTACGGACTTCAATATTTCGTAAACATCTTTATTAGGTATATACATTATTTTGCTGTTACCAATTTATGTATTTGCTTTTGTGCCTCTTTCTTCAATATCCAGTTTACCTTTTTCTCTGTTTCTATGAAAGCAGGGTACATGAATGGTCTTGGTTTTCCTGTAACCATTAAGCCTTTCATTTTTTTAGTATCAAACCCGTGCCTTCTTGCCCAAGCCTCTATTCCTGTTTCGTTTCCGTATCGGTCTATGAAGGGAACAAAGTGGGGGGCTGAAGTACCAAATTCTACCCATTGGGCATATTCGGTATTTGCGTATATAACTACCCCATTTTTATATCTTCTATTTAGACTTTCAAACTTTATGCTCCTTTTTAGTTGAGCTGTATCTACAGGAACTTTTGCTCTTGCCGACTTTTGAACAACTATACCCACATCTTTGAATGCCTGGCTCATGTCCAGCTTTTCTCTGATTTGTCTTACCTTGTCTATTGCTTTGTCTACATTCCTAATTCCTACGACCATATTTGACCTACTAAGAAGTTATGTGAATCGTTAGGAATTGCTTGAACTATTCTGTAGTTTTTGTTTCTATATTCCCAAATACTACCCAGATCCACCTCTTCATCAGTGGTAATGGCGATATCTATTCTTTCACGAATTCCGTAGTTTTCTCTTATCTCCTCTAGGTTACTGAATCTTACATTACCTAGTATTGTGTTCGTGGTAGGAGTAAGGGCTACTGTTCTCTCTCCGAAATCATTCTCGGAAGTAGTTTCAGCCATCTCTGTTAGCTCTTTATCATAGAATGTATCTTTAATAGCTTTTGTAAAGCCTTGTGGTATCTTCAATGACGGAAATCATCCTAAAGTTATCTAATTGCTCAGTCACTCCTAAGAATATTTCCCTATCTGTGGCGGTTGCTAGGCTTGTAGCCTTGTCAGAACCAAATGTAACAGACTGTCCGTTGTCATCGACCTTCGTAACTTCTCTATCCGTGGATGTTATATCTGTATATAGGTTGCTCACTACAGTTGCGAGGATTCTTTCCATTTGTGGTGGAATAGGGCAATCATAACCGAAGACCTGTCCTTCGTAGTTTGTATTTTCCGCTATTTCCTCTGGTGTGTAGCCAGCCCTATTAAGTAGGTATAAGTATTTATCCACTAGTTGAGACCTATTTGTGTAGTTCAAGGCTCTATCGACAACGCTGTTAACAACAAAATCCAAGTAATTTCCATCCTGGATATCACTATTTAGGATCTTAGCATAGTCTTTTATTCTTTGGAGAATTGCATCCATAGCCTTAATACTGAATTTAAGTGGAGGGGGCTATTACACCCCCTCTAAAACCGAATTAAGCACTAGGTGTTGGTGAATCAACAATACTCCCATACATAACTAGGTCAGGCATTACGCACTTTGTACCATAGTTAAAGAAGAATGTGATTGCTTGCTCGTTACTGAATGGAACCTCACCGAACTTAATGTTGGATATGATGGAAGGCTGTGCGATTGCACCCATAGCCATAGCTATCATTTCCTCAGTTTGGTTTATGTTCTCCATTACAAATACTCCGTGCAATGTACCAATCTTAACTCCACCCTCTACTGGGTTTGGAAGTTCATCGATTTTGGCTTGTACCTCATCGTAAGCTTCGGAATTAAGTGTTACTACAATCATTCCTCTAGGAACACCGTTTACATTACCATTCTTTACGGTTGCAACTGCTCTTACTATAGAATCAAATCTCTTTAGAACAGTATCTCCTTCTGCTGTTACCTCTGTACCTTCATCTTCTGCTACAGTGTAGAACTCCTGGTCTAAGTGGTTCTGGTAAGCAAATGCTACTGAACCAGCTCTCTTCTCAAGAATACCTTCTAAACCGTATTGTCTTAGGTCGAAGTTGTTGACCTCTTCAACTATTTCCTTTTCTTCATCTAAAAGAACAGTTACATAGTTGTCCTTAAGTTTGTCTCCTCTACCTAAACCTCTAGCAGTACCGTAATCTCTTACAGTAGAACCGATGAATCTGGAAACTTTAACACTACCTGATGCAGGGTCTCCTGAAACCTGCTTGTTTTTTGCTAAACCAGAAACAAGTAATTTAGAAATCATTCCTGGGATCTCTACGATTATCTCTCTAAGTTTAGCTTTATCAGTACCATTTGACTGGTAAATACTATATGAATCTTGCATTTTATGAATTGTAAAAACTAAAAGACCCCGAATGGATTGGAATCGGAAGACTTTTTCTCTGGTGTCTTATTCTCTGGATCTTCGATATCATCTCGACCCTCGAGTTTCTTTTGAACAACCTCTTCAACAGCCTTGTCGAATGTTTCTTTGACAACCTCAATGTTCTTCTGTTGTTTGTCTAAATCGACATCAACTACGAAGTCAACTAGCTTTATAGGAACTTCTAGTTCACTAAGCTTATCAATGGCTTTCAACCTGTTTTCCTTTTCAGTAATAAGCAGGTCTCTTTCCTGAAGCTCTCTCTCCTTTTTAAGGTCTTCCTCAGCTTTCCTCTCTTCAGCGTCCAGCCTTGCTAACCTCTCGGCTTCATTCTTCTCTTCTACAAGCCTTTTGTTAAAGTTCTCTTCCACCTCTTTGAGCTTGGCTTCCATTTCATCTCGGCTTTCCTTACGGTATGCTCCGATTAATTTGTCAACCTCCTCTTGTGTAAAAGTCTTTGCTTCCCCACCCTTAGTTTTTTCCTTCTTCTCTGATTCTTTGGGGTCTGAACCAGTTGGAAGTTTGTTTTTATCCTTTTCCATAAAATTGGAAATAAAGTTAAACCCGTATACCTCCGTCGAGTAATTAATTAAAACATTTCTACAACACTAGGTCAAGACCTCTTCTCTTTTACTAGCGGGGATGAATTCATTATCTCCTGGACGGTCTTGTCATCTAGTGGTGAATACATATAGCTTTTAATACTCTCTTTAGCTTCTAGCCATTCAAATTTATCAAAGAACTTTGGGTTCTGAACATCCTCTACTACTAATAGTTTATGCGTAAAGTCCATATACTCCTTTAGTTGTTCCATTAGTTCTGTTCCAAGACCAGTACCTTTTTCTCTTGTTCCTATTGCTTGCATGGTTACCTTACTATCTGTTTCGTACATTACTAGGGTGAAGTCTCCTCTTTCACCCCTAGCCCATTCTCCATTTGGAACCTTATCCGCTCCTTGCTTTGACATCAGGAAGTTATATGCACTATCGAACCCCGATGGGTATATCTCTTCGTAGTTTACTCCTTCCTCTTCTTCTTCCTCTTCTAATTCTTCTAGCCTCTGATTGAAGCTTTCCTTTGCGTTTTGAATTGATTCTTCTGAGGTCAATGGCTGATCTACTGTTCTACAGTTTGGATGGAATGGTTGGAAGTTCTCACCGACCACTGCATCTTCGTAATTAAACACCTCTGTTTCATCAATATCACTACAAATATCCGAAGTTCTACTATCGAGGGTTACATCTAGCGTGTATTGTGTTATTTCTACATCCAACATGGCTCTTTTGTTTGACTGTCCATCTACGAATGCCGATTCCGTTCTTACTAGCCTCATGGCTTCCCATTGCATTACATTGTATTCTTTCCTTATTTCCAATGCAGTTCTGTTATAGCTCTGTCCTGATATTAAGGATCCTGCGATCTTAAATGGAAGTTCTTTAGCCATTTTATTCCTTTCTTTACCCCACACTCTCTTTGAATAGTTCTTTCCGCTCCACCTTTCTCTTAATACTTGCTCTGGAAGTCCTGGGTTGAATCTTGTAAATACTCCTGGTTTATAGTCATCTCCTACATAATCCTTCATTATTAAATCGTAGGAATGCTCCATTGTGTTGTTTAGAATACTGGTGGTTTTTATCTCCTGTATTGCCTGTAGTCTTCTCATTTCCCAGTAGGCTTGTTCCTTCAAGGCTTCTACCCTTGTTATTCTAGACAGCATCTTCTGGTTATACACATCCTCTGGAACAAGACCAAGTATTTCCATCCTCTCTTTCACTTTATTCAGAAACTCTTTTCTTTCCACTCCAGTAAGTACCCCTATCAGCTCTGTAATACCAAGCCCAGTATCACTACTGTACTTGTCGTAGGTTTCTTTCACCATTCTATCCAATTGCTTTAGCGATTCCCTATAGTATTTCAATAGCTCCTGGATCTGTTTGTTAGTATACTTCTCCTGGTTCACCTTTCTTTTTCTGGTTCTTGTATTCCAATAAGCTACCTGTCTTGCTTTTGAATCTTCTACTGATCTAGCCATAATGATCTAACTCAAATTAGTTAGCCTCATCAGTCGCATAGTTTTCTGCTCCCTTATTAGCGTTCACCTCTTCTTCCCTGAGGAATGTTTCCATGAATTTCTCTGGATCATCCACGAAGCTTAACTGTGCATTCAATTCTGTCTGAGGTATACCTAGACCTTGAAGGTTAAGTATCATTTGTGATGTTTCGAGGTCATTCTGTGGTAGGTTCCTCTTGAATGTAATGTTCAGGTTGTGAGGTTCTATTTTGGCTATTCCACTCTTTTTCTTTAGATAGTTGTTGTATAATTCGAATCTTTTTCTCAACCCTTGCTCGAAGAATCTTTCTTTTTTAGCAATATTCTGGTCAAACGCAACAAGTTTGAATTTAATAGCAACACCCGAGCTATTTCCTACGAAGTTCTCATCGTTGAAGTTTGGTGTCATACTTATCTTGTGAATATCATTTTCTAGGGCTTTTCTAAGGATATCTATCTGTTCTTCATTCATTTCTTTGGTTACATACTTAACATCCGCACCACTTGGTACATAAAGTGTTCTTTCTTCATTTAGTTCATCCTTTTGTTCAGGATTTGGTTTTGCTCCCTGGAATAGCATCAGTGCTTGTACTAATTGCTCTTTATCATTCAACCTATCTGACTCTAGGAGGTTATACGCATCTACCAATGGAATTACTGGCTCGAAGTCTCCTATCTGTTCTTTATTGTTGGAATACTCTACAAGAGGTACCAATCCGAAGTAGTGTGGGCTTCTTTGCACCTCCTTTAGCGTTTCTCCATCCGAATACACTATCTCTTCTTTGTCTGTATATACTCTTACATACTCATACTTTCTATTGTATTTTGCCCTACTTATTCTGTAAACAACTCCGAACAACTCTTTATGTTGAATGGTATTATCACAAACCATTATTGCATTATCTGGTGAAATAGAAGCCGACTTAGCTTCTTTACTCTTTGTTGCATACACTAGTTCAAACTTTTTACCCGCTATAGAACATCCCTCTGACAAATCGTAGTCAAGGTTAGTAATCATCTGTTTGTTATACGCCTCTATGATCTTACTTATATCCTTTCCCTCATCAGTGGAATACACGATGGGACTACCAAGTAGGTATCCAGTATTTATATCCGTGATGTACTTGCAATGGTTAGTTACTAATCTATTATTGATATCCTTCTTCCTTCTTCTCTGGAGGATGTCTTGTTTCCCTAAATAATAGTTTTTAAGCTTTTCGTATCTGTCCTTTTCTCTCTCATTAGTCTCGATAGCTTCCTTAATTATTTCTACGGTCGGCTCAGAATCCTTTTCAACATAGAATCTGCACATTATTTAGACCTATTATTTTATTTATTTTCCATTCCTCCCTGTTCCTTTCTAAATCTTAAACTATTCCTTCTACTTTCACAATACCCTCTATTTCTTTCCTTCCCCTCCCCTACTCCCATGTGGATGCCCTATTTTTGTCTTTTATGCCCTAAAATGCCCTTTTTATGGTCAAACTCCCCTCCCCTACTCTCCCCTACCGTGTGTTCAAATTATTTGTACGACTATATGCGGATACCTGTAATCACGCTACTTTCCCTTAAATACTTGCCACCCTGGATTGCTAGGAAGGATCCGAAGAGGCTATCATCATGGAAGCCCTCGTCATGTTCTCTTTTTCCTCCTGGCTTTCTAACGAAGGTCTTCATCTGGCTTATCATGTTAGATGAGTTGATTTCTAGGTTCCCTTCTTCGAATAATTCTATAAAGTCATCGATCATTATGTCTCTGTTACCCGATGTAGTTCTCCATCCGTATTCATTCTTTTCTTCCTGGGTTCTGCTATCTATAGTTTTATTTACAAATAGGTTCTGGAAGGAGGACTCCTGTATTTTAAGTGTAGTTGTTAATCCTGAACTGTTTTTCTCTGGTATTAGCAATGCATCGTTATAGTATGTCGACATCTTCATGCCTATATCAGCCACCTGGTCTGGTCTTATTGTATTATCTAGGAACGAGGCTACTTCTACCTTCTTCTCATTTGTTAAGTCCCATATCTCAAGTGATGTTCCATCGTTCTGTGTTCCTTCTGCTGTATCTATTCCTATTGCATAGTCATGTCCTGGTACTGGTCTGTAGAATATATCTACTCCGTATTTATTCTCTATTGGAATCATAGGTACCAGTTGGCTTACTGCAAACAGGTCGAATACTGATCCACTTGTACTTAAGAATGCCTCCTCTGGTACTGTAGGGTAATCTTCTTTCACCCGAGTCTTTAATGCTCTAGCTTTCAGGTAATACCAATAGAACTGTTCAGGTGTTAGGTTGAATTGCTCTTCTATATCAACTACTAATCCGTATTGCCTTGCTAGTTCCCTGTAGTGTTCTTTCCAGTCATTTTGTGCTGGTATTTGCGATGCGTAGTTAGGGTTCCAAGTCCAGTTGTAAAAGTGAGGTTTGAAGTCTGTTTTTCCTTCTACTGATGCTTTCCATAGGTCATAGAATTGGTTCAATCCTTGTGCTGTTGTTTCCAATGTTATCTCTCCATCCATTGGTACAGACTCTATAGAATCTGAAAACAGGGCTTCTAGGTCTTTTATTCTGGCTACCTCTGAAACATGAAGGTCATGAACGGTCTTAGACCTGGTATTTGTATCCACAAAGTATCTTGATCCTGTTGCTCCGAAGGTTAGTTCTTTTGCGGAATCGTATTGTATTTTATATCTACTTTTAATCTCCTCTGGTAGGTTGTCCCAAGCAAACTGAGCTATTCTGAATATATCTAGTGTTTTATCCTTTGTATGTGCGATCGTGCTGGTTATGTGGTCTTGTTTAAGCATAGCTTTCTCAAGCTTTCTTAACTGCTCATAGGTAGTAAATCCTATCTGTCGAGCCTTTAATATAATGTTCTTTTTAGCTCTGTGTTGCTCGTAGTGTAGCTGTGCAGGGTTATGCTGAAAGAACTTCCTCTTCCCCTCCTTCGTTTGTATCTGAAAGAGGTTTATCAATCTTTTCTTCATTATCGGTATATTCAAAATTATCAGGGTCTTGGAACTCATCTATAACCTCTTTAATGCTCCTTTCGGTATTTATGTTCTCTTGTCTTACACTAAAGTCATCCCTTTCTCTCCTTTCAGCCCACCACTTACTCGTATCTAAGTCTGGTTTAATTCCTTTCTTTGTATTCCCCATAATATGCTCTACTATGTTCTGTCTAGCCTGGGTATTAACCATCCCTTGCCAAGCCTTTATTTCAGAACTAAGCTTCTCATCCTCTGGTAACCAGTTCTGTATTGTAGAATATGGTATTCCAGCATATTCACAGGCTCTCTTTAGGCTATAACCTAGCTGTAAATAGGGCTTTATGGTTTCTATTATTTCTATCTTTTCTTCCGCTGTATATTTGATTCCTTTTGCCATGATTTTTTAGTTTTATTTTTAACTAATTGTTCTATTTTATTACTCAGTTTTATCACTTCGTCCTCATTCTGTTTAATTACTTTTATTATATCATCGATTTCTAGTCTT